CTTGCTGGGTACAATTAACAAGCACTTCTTGTTTATTTACTACATTTGCAATAGCTGGAAGCGTGATAGTTCCTGCTGCAAAGCCTGTTGTAGGTGTCAAGACAAGCCAATAATTACCGCTCCCATTCGTAATATTTACATTGAATCCTGTTGCGCCTGGTGCTGCATACTGTGTGGTAAATTCTTGTTTTCCTGTTGCTGCTGTCTGCTGTGCAAGAACATAAGTTGTTAATGCGCTTAATGATAATTTTCTAGTATCGCTATTACTCGTTGAAAAAACCGCTAAAAGATCTCCGCCGCTTGGGCTACTTAATGTTGAAAATTGGTTTATATCTGCCATGTTTTACTCCTTAGTTAAAATCTATTTCTTCGTTTGAACCATCCGTTAGAGGCTCATCCGCTTTAGGTAGTGTCCTGCTACCCGCATTTCTCCAATATTTCGATCCTTGTCCCCTTGGCAAGTCTTGAATTTGGTACTCTTTGATTTGTGTTGTTTTGTTTAGAATGTTGTTGTAGGCACTTTTTGCAAATTGTTTTACATCTGGAGAGATTACTTTACCATAGGACGGCGCTATTCTAATAGCTAAATTTAAATATGCTGCCTCAAATGCCCAATCTGGAATTTCTGAATCTGATGTTATATCACTATTTGCAGGCGTATCATGTGTAGGATATGCAAGTCTAATGCCGTATCCATTCCACGTTCCAAACATAGCATCAAGCTTTTTTAATGCACTTTCAAACTGTTCTGGTTCTAAGTCAAAATTGTATGATGCAAGCCCTATCGTATCAAAGGCTTGTTCAATGATTTCTTTTTTAGTCCAGCTCATTTCGTTTCACTTTCAATGGCTTTTGTTATCTTTTTAAGTAGAGTGGAATCACGTGTTTTGTCACTAAAACCTATTCCTAGTTCAATTGCCTTGAGTTCAAGTTCTTCTCTTGTTGGAGGATGATTACTTTCGATGTTGGACTCTGCACTATATGATTTTTTAGCCTCAGTCGTTGTAAGATACCAACCATCTTCAAGATATGATTCTTTTTCATCTTCTTCTATGACAATAAAATCAAAATAATCTTTATGCATATAATTAGTTGGTGATTCTTTTGTTGCCGGATATTTGTAAAGCATTCGCATATTATTTCCTTTTTTTGACTTTAGTTGTGGATTTCTTTTTTGTGCTAGTTGGTTTTGACGGTACTTTACTTGGTTTTTTAGCTTTTTTCGCTGCTTTGCGTGCAATATCCATTGCAATAGCTGTTGCCTGCTCTTTGGATTTACCGCGTTTCATTTCGTTTTTGATATTTTCACCGATTGTCTTTTTGCTATAACCTTTTTTCAGTGGCATTCAAATCCTTTCTATCTATTATATCATTTTGTTACCTATTCTACATTCCTAAAAATGCACAAATAGTAACAAGGGACCGAAGCCCCAAGTTATTAAGTTTGACCGGAAATAAAATATCCGATTCTCGCCTAATTAAAAATTAAGCAACGTCTCCGGTATTTGACCATAAAAGAGTAACAGTTCCAGTAAACGTTCCAGTTCCAGAAGTATGTGTAGCTTCATCATCTACAACAAAATTAAGAAACACATCTTTTGCAGTAGCTGTCCCATTTACGAGAGTCATTCCCGCCGAAGTTGCCGCGATTGTAGCAACTTTAGCTGTGGCTGCTGCAACATCTACTTCAGCCATGATGTCAGCTTCAGTTCCTGTTAGATCTGCTCCTGTTGTTGCAGTTACAGTTCCAAGTGATACACCGCCTGCATATGTAGTTGTAATTGTTCCCGTTGTTCCAAGTGTAAGGTCTCCATCAACGACACATCCAATAAACCCGATAGAGCCTTCTGGGAGATCGTAAATCTTGACAGTACCACCATACTGAGCTACGCCAGCATCATCAGTAATAGTTACCGGTGTTGCGGTTAAAGTCAGTATGGTTTTGTGAATAAGACCCTCATTGTATTCAGATACAGAAACAGTTGCGCCATTCGGATAGCCTACTCCCGTTAATGTTCCATGAGAGTAATCAACCTCTGCTGCTCCAGCATCAATGCGTATTGGAGTGTTTCCAGAAAACGCACTTGATACATATTGCACCCCCGCCGTTGTTGTTGCTAAAAGGTTCCATGAATCTGGATGATTTATGTACCCTACTTTTTGATAAATTTTACATGACGTATCGCTGTTTACTTCTAGGCTGTCGCCATCCGAAACTGTAAATTCTGCACGTCCATAAGAAAAAATTTTACTCATAATTCACTCCTATTAAGCTTGACTAAATAGTAAGATACCTGACATTTCAGGTTGCTTATTAACAACTCCATACAGAACATCCCATCTATACTTAGTTTTCTGTGTGTTGATGTCAAATTGCTTTTGCATTACAACCTCAATTCCGTTTTCAACCGTTGCGCGTAAGATTTTAGCTCCTGAATCCACATCAATAGATAATCTACCTGGTAGAATTTCAAGTGCATCCTTGTGCCAGAATGGGTTGACATTCGCTGCTGTTGTGTTTAAGAATGTGATTGCTGCACCATTTGCCGGTGTTGCTGATACGTTCTTATATTGTGCTTCTGCGTCTGTACTACCACCATTTGATACAATAGCTGGTGAAATTTTGATCGTACCATCTGCTGAACCTGTACCCGATTCAATACTCATAACTCTAAACGTTTTAAGTTCGCCTGTATCTGCTTTTGTGATGTGATGCACTTCGTTAACACCTGCGATAGTGAATGCATCACCAATCTGTACAGAGGCTTCGATATTGTCTGTACCCGTGTCAATCGTGATAACTTGGTATCTGTTATCTACATTCCCAACTTCACCCGTTGACGCTGTACTTGTTGCCGCCGGTGTATAATATTGATTTGCTGCACCGATTGTTACGGTTTTACCTAGTTCTGCTGCCTGTCTTGTTGCGTAGTCAAGTTTATGAGATTCAAACCCTGCAATATCCATACCAATAAGCGATTTACTATAAGCATCTCTTACGATTTGATTCGGCGTTTGTCTCCCTGCAATATCTGCTGCAAGACCATTATAGTCTTTAGATGAAAGTGCAAGCATTCTGTCAAACATTGATACTCCAACTCTATTGAATGCTTCTTCTCCTGCTGCAATATCGGCATATCCACTTGCCGCACTTGATTTAGTGACAACTACTGTACCTTGCTGTGCTGCTACCGTTGCCATAGATACGTTAATATCCGAAGCTAGTTTTTGCATAGCTGCAGTACCTAGTCTGCCCTCTTGCAACATATCTCTAAGCTCTTTAGCTGTTAAAGTAGCCGTTGAGTGCTTTTGATAACCGATTGATGCTGGTACACTTAGTTGTGTATTGTCACCAAAGTTACTTGATGCGTCTGCTCCATCGTAAGATTGCGCGATGAAAGGCATTGGTCGCCAGATTGTATCATTCGCTCTCTCCATTGTTGTTTGGTCTGTATTGTATTTTGTAGCAAGCCTTGACATTACCAATGCGTCTTCAAATCCTTGACACATATCTTCAAATGCTACTACTTCTTCTTTATTGAATCCGTTTGCCATTTATTACTCCTTGTTTCGTAATTGTTTTTTGTAGGCGTGGACTTTTGAGAAGTCGCCTGTTTTATTGGCTTCTTCTCTAAGTCTGTCTAATTTCTTATCCATTGTTCCCGCTAGGCTACCTGAGCCTTTGATCGTTTTCTCAACCTTTGTGGTTGGTTTTCTTTTTGGTGTCACTTTTAATTGCGCCTCCAGTTTCGCTACTGCAAAAGCAAATTTAACAGGGTCTTGAATGCCTGCAAGTTCTTTCGCCTTCTGTGGGTTTTTACCTAATGCATATACCAATGTCGCCGGATTGTCAGCACCTTGCAATATCATGCCTTGTTGTGTTTCATTAAGAGTTTCCGTTACAATTTCCTCTGCATCTTCATAGTCACTCACTTTTAATGAGTTACGTTTTTCCGCATAGCTTTGAAGTGTTGACTCCCATGATTGAGATTGCTCTTGTTGTTGAGCATTGATCTTCTCTTGATGCTTTTCATATTCCTGCTTATCTTGATAGTGCTGGTCTAGTTTTTCAGCATAAACATCCTCATCATAATCACATTCTTCTAAGGTTGGCTTTTGTTTTGGTGCAGTTGGCATAGTCTCAACACTTTCACTTTTAACTTCAAGCTTTTTCTTTAGTTCTTTGTTCTCTTTTTTAAGTTGTCTTTGCTGTTCTCTAAGTTCTTTTACCCATGAAGGGGCTTCCTCTTGCTCTTCTTCTTGAGGTGGTGATTCCTCTCCGATCGTTACTGTTACTTCTTCATTTTCCGCTTCTTCTTCGGTCTCTGTTTCCTGAGCGTCCTCAGTATCTTCGATTATTTCCGTTTCCGTTTCTTCGATTGTTTCGATCTCTTTTTCTACCGTTTCCATTTAAGCCCTTTATAAA